CGTTTTAGAGGGTATTTTTGATCTGTTCCCAGATAGTAAGATTAAGGTGTAATCTTATGTATAGATTTGACTACGCCTAAAGGGATAATATTCCTATCTCCATAAAATCCGTCTTTTGAGTAACTTGCGAAGGTGTAGAGGTTTTCTTTATCTTTTTTTAGAACATAAGCGAATGTGATAATTGTTGCTGTTCTCATTCTTTTAAATTCATCTAAGGTGACAATGGTACTATCACCAACAATATCAACCCATTCTATCTTATGAAGGAAGTGTTCTTTATCGTTTAGTTTTATTTTTACTTCTTTTTTTTCTTTTTTTTCTAACATTAGCTTTGAGCGGCTTTCTTCTTCTTGTTCCTATTACCTCTTTAATAGTTGTTGAAGTTGTATAGCCGCTCATTTCTTTTTCTTTTTCTTATGTGCAGAATCTTTCATTAAGCTCCCATCTGGCATATAGTGATACCCTCTAGGAGCTTTTTTCTTTTTTCTTTTTTTAGCCATTATTTCTTTTTCTTTTTCTTTTTTTTCATCATTGCTTTTTGTAAACCTTTTGGAAGTTTACGTTTTTGTTTTGAAGTCATTTTGCTTCCATAATGTGATGGCATAGCGTACTCCTAATGTAAAATATAGTTATGAATACCAACTGCAACAACTGCAATGATAATAGCTTGAACCCACCATTTTAAACTTACAAATGAGTCCCACCATTTTTCTATTCTTTGTTTCATACTGCCCCCTTTTACTTGGTTAAACCTCGTGACTTCTCAAAAGTCCTCAAAGTCCCAAGCCCTAATAACGAAGTCACCAAAGTCATTAGAACCCCTGTATCTAGTTGTGGAATGTTTATCACTTCGTAATGAAATACACCAAGAAAAAATAAAATAAATTTTGATAATACAAACTCCCAGAATATGGCTATTGCGGCACTCATTCCTATAAGGGGACGCCAAGATCGTTGCATAAAGCCACTTAATCCTCCAGCAGTAGATTGAGCGTCAGCTAAATTAATATCCATTTGTTTAGATTTTAAATTTGCTTGTATTTCTTCAAATCGTAATTTTAACTGTTGTTTCTCTTCTTCGCTGGTGTGTAGTTCATCAATAACATTACCAACAGCTTTTATTGTATCTCCACCAAATAATTTACCTAACATGATCATCTCCAAATAGTTGTTTACTTATTCTTTCCATTTTTTCTTTTAAGTCCTCTTCCTTATACTTTTTACGCATTTCGTAGATATACTCTTTTTCCTCTGGAGTAGTAAGTCTTTTTCTGTGTTTCCTCAGATCAACTTTTTCATCTTGTCCATTAGGCTTCTCGCCCTGTTTGGAGTCTGATTGTACCATCTGCTATCTTTCATTTGTTCTATGGCTTCTGACCAATTCTCATCTGCCAATGCTTGTTTAAATTTAACGAATTTATTTAATTTAGGTAAACCAATTTGAAATGCCATTTCTAAACATACTTCTTGAACTATGTCTGGCATATCTCCACATGGTTTTAAAAAAGTTTGCATATCTCTTTTAGCTATACTGTAATCTATTAAAAAAAGTTGAAGTCCTGTTTTATAAGTAATACCATTTCTGAACTCGTGTTTTTCACTATCTTTAATTAAATGGCCGACCCCAATAGTGTCATACCCCAAATGATCTTTATAAGAATTTAATATTACCCCACCCTCATGATCTATAATTTCTTGTTGTAATCTACCTTCATCAATCATCTGTACCTCCAAAATGTTCTAAATCTCTTAAATTTTCTTGTTCTTCTAATTTCATCTCATGTACTGCTTTTTTTAAATACACAGCACAATCTAAAACTTCCTCAATAGCGTTTTCTATAGCTTGTATTTGATTCATTTTAGCTGTTTTCATTGTAGTTTTATATTTTAAAATACCTCTATTTGACCTGTCAGCCATTTGGTTCATTAATTCAGTTACAATATCATCTTTAGTTTTGCTCATATTTCTCCTGTAGTTCTAGCATTGATATAAAGTTATGGCTTTGTATATGACCATCTGAAATCATAAGTTGAGTTATACCATAAGACCAGCCATTAGCATTATTTTTTGCATATTCCTCTAAATGACCATAGTTCATGCACGTTCCAACATTCACAATTTTAACATAATTACCTTTGCCAAGTTTACTAGCTCTCCAGCTTCGTTCTCTATGTGAATGACCGAATACAATATCGTGAGTTGCACCATTAGAGATAACACTAGCTTCAGCCATCTTACCGCCTATTTCTCGCCCCATTTCATTCATAGGTACATGGACAAAAGCCACCCCTTTAATAAAATAAAAATCTCCGTATTCTGAAATACCCCAACCTCTTTTTCTCCATAGAGTTTCATATTGCTGGGAAAATGCTCCTACTACTTCTTTATGTTCGTTTTCATATCGGTATAGCCGCATTTCGTGATTACCTAAACAGTAATGCTTTACAGGGTTAATATCACCCATTCCTTCATGTATTAGTTTTAAACATTCTTCAGTTGTATTTATATCTTCTAATATTGGAGGTTTTTTAGAACCTTTAACTGTGTGGTTTTTATCGTAAAAACTGCAAGAATCAAAACTAGAAAAATCACCAATACAAACTAAATGATCTGGATTGTATTCCTTTATGGCTTTGCCTATCCATAAAAATCTAGATTGATCTTCTTTTGGTGAGCAATGTGCGTCTGGAATAACAAATACTTTTGTTGGTTCAGAAAATGTTGTGCGTTGAGCTGGTATTCTTACAATAGGTTTTTTATATTCTTCTATAATAACTTGCGGTTTTGTTTCTTTGTATCTGTGCCATTCAATAGCCCAATGAGAACTTTTTAATGCTAATTTTTCTATTTTTTCTATTTTTCTATCTACAGTAGTTCTAGGAATATCTAAGATATCAGAAACTAATTTTTTTACTCCTGTAGGTTTATTTAAACCACCTGTGCCTAATGGTGGATATCCTTTTTCTAAGCCTTCGTGAATTTTTTCTTGGATAAGTTTGAGTTCGTCCCACTCTTTATCTTCCATTTTAGCCAATCATTTTAAACACCCAAGATACGAATTGTGTTAAAACCATGAAGCCAATAGCCCATAAAATATAATTAAGTTTGCTAATGTCTTTTTCTAAATGTTTTAAATGGTTATTTTGAATAAGATCAATCTTATTATAAATGTCCAAGAGTTGTTCTCTTGTAGTTTTAGGTGTTAACTTGCTCATTAATAAAACATTTCATTGCCACAGTTAATTCTCTTTCTTTTAGTTGTTCATCTATTTCTAACACAATACGATCAACAGCTTTATCACAAGTTTCATAATTGTCAAAACTGATAGGTAATTTGCCACCTATTGAGCAAAAAGGTGCTAGTGTTAAATTAGCAATACAAACAACAGTATGAATAAACCACATTACCCTTGTCTATTATATTTTTTCCATGATTTCAATTTGTGCTTATTTTTTGGCTTGGAGCGTGAAGAGTTTCCTATACTCGTTCTTTTAACTACCTTATCAAATTTTTCTTTTGCTATAGTTTGTTTAGCCATTTAATTGACTTAGAGGATTTTCTAATGCTAGTTTAATTCTTTTATCTATTTTTTCTTCTAGCTTTTGCATTTCTTCTTTTAGTTCATTAACAGTTTCTTTTAAATCTTTGGAATTATCTCTGCCATCTTGCTTAACTCTTTGCTCAACATCTTCCACAATAGTTTCAATTCTTCTAACATCTGCTTTAAGATCGTTTTTTAGTTCCTTTGCAACTCCAGCAACTAACTCAACCTCTCCTAATATTATTGATATTTCTGATTGTAGCATATCAGTTTCTAATTGAATGAGGTCTAATCTCTTATCAAAGCCGCTTAAATCTGGTGCTGTATAGCTGTTTATCTTCTTTTCCATAGATAAATACCTAGAATAAACTTCAAAACCGCCCCATAATACGCCAACAAAACTACTTAAAATAGTAAGTATAAGGAATATCTTACCTCCTCTAAACTTTATACCACCTACATCTATTTCTGTTGCCATTGACTTTCTATCATTTCATTCATTAATCCATCACTTCCTACAAATAAGAAATAACTTGCCATATCATTATCATTGATAACTGTGTCTGGCAAAACAACATTTGAAAAAAATCCTACTCTATCATTTAGTTGTTGTTGATCTTGGAAAAAGGTTCTAGTGTTTCCTAATACTTGCATAACTACGAGGGTTTTAGTTTGGTTTACATCATCATATTTTTTTTTATCGTCCATCTTTTTCATAATCTTTTTTACAGCTTTTTCTTTAGATGATTCTTCTTTTTTCTCTTCTTGAGCTTCTTCTTTTTTCTCTTCTTGCTCTTCTATTTGTTCTGGTTCTTTCTCTTCGTTCTTTGCTACTTCTATTTCGTTTGTTTCTTTCTCTTCTTCTTCTTGGACTTCCTCTTGTTGCT